TCACAGTCCCAGCATTGATGAACCATATTTTCTTTTTCAATAATGCATGCAACTTTTACATAGCCGTTACCCTTACAGGTAGGACATATGTATACTTTCTTAACTTTTTTTGAATTTGCCATTTAGTTTCTTCGCTTTCTCGTTTGCAATGTATTGAATAGTTTTAGCAATTGATAGTTTTCCACCTGGAAAATCAGGTACTAAAACTTTGGACAATTTATCTAAAGTAGCGTATGTTTCTTTTGTTAGAGAAACATTTTTGTATTTACTCATGTCTGTCATATTGTTTCCTTTCATGTTAAAATTAATATATAGTATATTTTATAGGATTGTCAATGACAAAAATAGTTTTAAGTTTAATTATTTGTTCACAAATTGGAAGTACTTGTCTTGAGCCTTATGTTTGGCCCACTACATTTAATACTCAATATGATTGTTTAATGTTTGGTTATGAAGAATCTAAGGTAAAAATGGAAAAAATAGGTGCTGAAAATGTAAACAAATACAATATGTTTATTAAATTTTATTGCACTCCAGAAAATACAATTTGACTATATAGTTAATAAATGTTATCGGATTAATTCTTCTCACCAAGAACCTATCCCACAATATTTCCCCTCTTTAGGGATAGGTCTGTTTAATTTAATTTTATTTACATATACAACCATAAAAATCACCACTACCATTATTCATAATGTGCGTGTTCCATGAGTCGTGATACGTGGTCAGTTTTAAACGAAGTATGTCACACAGATCGAAGCAATCTAGGTTTACGAATAACGCAATATGTTCCATCATCTGCTTTGACACTGGGATTAATTGGTATAACCCGTCGTTTAATATTATGAGGTCCATTCGACCACTCCTTCACTTTTTGATACCACAATTTTTTAAGTTGTGGGTCTTTTGTTTTGTTGTACTCGTTTGCTATCTTGTCTAAGTCGTCTGTTTGCTTCTCCATAAGTTGTACCTAAGTTTATTATTTTAGTTAGACTTTTTGCTTTTAGTTCTGCATCAACACCATATCTTTTCCAGGCTTTTTTCATTAGATTAAGTTCTAATAAAAATGTAGACCACTGACTTTGTGATGCACCACTAACATTTATTGTTACTGTTTTCATATTTCTTCCTTTCATTCTTTCTATATAGGATACTAGAGGATATTTGTCAACCCTTTCCTTGGCCTTTATAACGTGTTTGTTTTTGCTGTCTTTTCTCTGATTTATTTTTATTTTTCTTGTGTTGACGTGCACCTCTTTTTTTAGGTTTATCTCTTGTTTCAAACGATTTAAATTTTTTAGCCATCTTTCCATTCTTTTACAAAAGGTGTAGCATTTTTTGTTCTTGTAATAGATGGTAGGTATACAATTTTACCGTTTACGTGCTGTATTAAATCTGTGCCACAATTTAAACATCTAAATAATTCATTACTTAATCCAACTAACATTGTTATCTCATCACATGTTGGACACTGACCATTTACAATTTCTGTCTGTATTTTCATTCTAATATTAAAGCTTTAATATATTTTCTTCCTTGATACAACTCTATTTTTGCTTTACCTTTAAAGCATTTATAGGATACAGATTCACTAAACTGTCTTTCTGCGTGACGTTTTCCACGAAGGCATGTTGCCATGTTTTTTTGCACAAGGTGTTCCTTAATCTCTCCGTTGTAAAACATCAATAAAGCTACAATTGTTTCAATCATTGTGGATAACTCCCATTACCATTTGTATATTTCATTTCTCTATTTGCATCTTTTAATTTTTCAATATCATTCAAAACTTTATCCATTTGTTTTCTTAAAAACTCAATGTTTACTTTATTTAAAGCCATTGACTCTATAGTTGATTGTAACTTATCCGTAGTCTTATAAAGATCTTCAATCATCATGAATTGTTCGGAGTCCGCAGGTAGTGATCCTAATTGTCCACGCGGCCATTTAATTCTAAACTCTGTGTTTTCATTTAAATCTTTCTCCATTATTTGTAGTCGTGTGTCTGCAACATTAAGACGTTCAATCATCTGGAAGTAACCCATGGTGCCAAGTGCTACGATAATTATTAAACTAGCAACCGTCTTCATAGGCATCTGCACGGAAGCTGATTCGGATATGTTAATTGGTTTATTATTCATCTACTTTTGGTTTAGGTAATGGCATTAAAAAATCTTTAGGTGGCATTTTTAATGTATCTTTTTTCATTATATCTTTTGTACCCATAAATTTTTTATCTTTGTGTTCAGGTAGGTTTTGATAATCTTTTCGTAAATCATCCCATGCACTACCTTCAGGTCGTTCTTGGTTTTCATCGTTAATGATTATACCAGAGCATTTACTAACTAGCAATTGAAAGTTAGGATTGGATTTTAAAGTAGGGTTTCTATTAACTTTTCCACACATTTTCATGAGTTCTAGCTGCTGTTTTAACTCCATATTTTCTTGTTGTATTTCTTTAAATTCATCAGTGCAAGCCGATCCCAGGTATTTTCTATATGTTAAACGTATGGATTTATCATCGTGAGGGCTACTAGAATTATTTTCAGGATTAAAATGTCTATAACTATTTTCTGAATTTCTTTGTTCTAAAGATACTGAAAGATCACCAGTGCTGCAAGTATTAGTGCCGTTGTTGAGATATTCATTTCTACTATGCGCAGGTTCCATAAAGCATAACAACACAAATAAAATTACTAATACCCCTGTAAAATAATAATTCATCCTGGCATTCTCCATGTTGCATAAATCCTTAATAGTTAATTTCTCTGTTTAAATCTTTTATATCGTAAGTGTGTTCTCTAACTTGATCAGCTAAAGTTCTGTATAAATTTTCTGCCATTTGCCATGTAGCTTCTGCAGAAGATAATCTTGTGTTAATATCTGTAATGTTTTTTGCTAATTGACCTGCATCTCTTTCAAGATTTGTAAGTCTTAATTCATTTTGATTAATAGTATCTGTTAAGGTTACAATATATCTAACACCAGTAAATGTTCCGACTATAACCGAAGCCACAACCGGAACCATTACAATATTCTTTTTTAATAAATCTACTAAATTCATTACTTAACAATGTAAGCTATAATTAAAACTGCAACTACAAGACATTCAACCTTGTGGTCTGACCAGTAATGCATAGCTTTACTTTTTATTTTATTAATCATATTTCCTCCCATATAGTCTTCATATGTTTTTATTACAATATTGTTACATATGTAACAACTACATTGATCGCATTTACGACCACAATGACAATTGTGTTTGCATTCAAAACAATACGTTTTCATTTCTTTTCCTCTATTTCATAGAAGAACTTATCCGTATCTTCTGTCCGCCACGCTCTACTATCTTCTACATTCCATTCAGAAGTCTGCACTTTCCAGTCAGGAGTACTATCTTTCACAGTGAAAGAAGGTAAGTCCCATATACATCTGTTGTTAGGTTGTGCTGCAAAATTACCGTCATCTAAGGCAATTATGTGAGCGCACTTATGTTCGTGCGGAATCTCTGAATGATCAGTGTCTAGTATGTTACTATCTGGATGTGCAAAGTCAACAGTAAATAAGTATTTACCTGAATGCCATTTTTTATCTTTTCCAATATACTTACCGGCTTGTCCGTCTAAAATATCCCAACGATGGACAGAAGGATAATAAGAAAAACAATTCCAGAGCTGAAGTTCATCAAGTCGTCTTGTGGGCACTCTGGATGGTTCAAATCCCTTTTGAATAAACGCGCTAATTGGTAAGCGATAAAATATTGCACCGTTTTCCATAATAGCATGAAATAATACAGCCCTTCCTGTAAGAGCGCTAATACCAAAGATAATACAGTCTTCAACTTCTCCATGATGTTTTTTAAGGTCATATAAATACTCTCTTCTTATTTGTGCATAGGTTGCTGGTATGTTTGCATTTAAGTAAGCCATAATTTATCCTCATTTTATTGTACCCCAGTTTGGTCCAGATTCATAGTCCACTTTGTTAGGTACTTCTAGTTCTACTGCAGACTCCATAATCTCTTTTATCTTATCTGCATTACCATCAACCGATATATCAAGTTCATCATGTACTTGTATATGCGGTACGATACCTTCTTTGTATAGATCAACCATAGCTTTTTTAGTCATATCAGCTGCTGATCCCTGTATCAATTTATTTAATGCCTTGTAAGTATAAGCACGCTTGATCCCTGGTCCGTGTTCCGTGAGCGCTTCTTCGTGAGGCAATGCTTTATGTATCCCGAACTGGTTGGGCTCCCATAAATTAAATCTACATCTACGTCCTAATAAAGTTCTAACTCGACCCCTGTCTTGGGCTCTACGCATTACACTTTCCATTAACATCTTAACAAATGGTACTTTGTCATGATACGTTCTAAACAAATCATCAGCGTTTTCTTTAGATACACCTAGCTCTGCTTGTAATTTATTTTTACCCATACCATAAAACAAACCAAGGTTAATTGTCTTAGCTTGTGATCTTGGAATGTTTGCCATGTCTGCTACGATCTTATGAAAGTCTGTGTCTGGTTCATCATTATATGCATCAAGAACTTCATCTACACGATAGAGTCCATCAAGTGATGCATAATGTGTAACCAATCTTGGTTCTTGTTGTGAATAGTCAAAACAACCCCAAGTGTGTCCTTCTTCAGGAATAAATAAACTTCTAATCATTGGTCCAAGTTCCTTGTTCCGTGCAGGTATCTGCTGTAAGTTTGGATTGTTGTATGAAAACCTACCGGTTACTGTACCACCTTGATCAGATCTTATCTGATTGATCTCTGCATGAATACGTCCTTTGTGTGAATGCTTTAATATGGTATCAATAAAAGTTGTGTGAGATTTATTTATTTCTCTGGCACGTGCAATTTGTTGAACCACCGGATTTGGATGGTTCTGTAAAAAATTTTTAGTAAAGGATGGTGCTTGTGTTTTTGCAGTTACGTCATAAGGTAAATTTAATTTTTCAAAAACTTTGGCAATCGATCTTGCAGCCCATATTTGAATGTCTATTCCTGTTTCCTTTTTTACTTTTAGTAATGCTAATTCTTCTTCTGCAACTAATTGTTTCTTCAATTGGTTGGCTTGTTGGACGTCTACACGGACACCTAAAAATCGCATATCAACAAGGCAGGGAAAAAGTTGAGTCTCGAGATCGAAGATAGATTGTACATCTTCATGTTCAATTTGTTTCTTCATCTCTTGCCATAATTTTAATGTTAGTACAGCATCTTGCTCTGCATACTCACCAACATACATTGCAGGTAGTTTATACATCTCTGACTTAGCATCGATGCCCCAATGCGCTGCAGTTTCCTTTAATACAGCCTCATTCTTGCCTATTCCAACGTAATCACGACCCAAACTACCTAAATCGTATCGAAAGCGATTCTCGTCTACGAGAGAGCCAGCAATCATGGTATCTACTATCTTACCCTCTATTTTAAGGCCCATAGACCTAATCCAACATACATCGTACATTGCATTGTGAAATATCTTAATTGCAGGTGTTTTTAGTACATCTGTAAACCACTTGATAACCATATTCTTATCCATATTACCACCGCCTTCATGTGCGATAGGATAATATCCGGACCAACCCTCTACAGCTACAGCTATACCTACAACTTTACCATTACCAATAACTGAACCTGAACCTGTTGATTTTAAATCTGGGTCCTTGGTTTCTAAGTCAATTGCAATCTCATCATACTTCGATAAGTCAGGAAAAGATTCTGGTGGTAGCCATTCTGTTTGTGGTTTAAATATAGGTTTCATGAATAGTCTCTTTCTAAAATCATTTCTAAATAATGTATTGCTTTATTTATGTCTTCTTCTTTCCCCTTCGACTGATGTCTACAGATATATTTTATAGCATTGCCCTCCGCAAAAAGCAATTTGTTTTCATTTATAAACTCTGCTGGTTGTATCTTCATTTGTTTATAATGTTTTCCACCAACTTGATTGTCTAGTGAATCGTATGTTGCTTTTTTAAATAGTTCTTTGTTTGTCATAGATTATAAGCCTTCTTTGTTTGTGGTTCGATTATATATAAGTTCTTCTCTGTTCTTGTGCATGCAACATAAAATAATCTATGTGTATCATCTGGATCTTTTTCATAGTCTATAAATGCTGCACCAGCCAAGTCTGTTATTACAACTACATTCTCTCGTTCATTACCTTTGACGCCATGTATAGTTGATATACTAATTCTAGGATTTTTATCTAAGTTTTCTCCTGACTTAATTAATTTTTTTATCTTCTTTATATCTTCATCACCTATTTCATTTAATGCTTCGTCCCAATCAGACTCTGTTTTAAGTCCATACTTCTCTTTCAAAGTATCTATGTCATAGAAACCATCTTTAATTATTGTTTTAAATAATTTTGGATCCCAATTATCTTTAGTCATCTTTGCAGCAATCTTCTTAACATCATTATAATGTAAAGGTATACCTTTTCGCAAATCATTCCATTTTTGTATGATCTCATAAATATTTTTTACTCTTGGTACAGCGTTTCTTCTTTGCCAATATAATTCTTTTTCATCTAATATGTTTCCAATACCTGCCAACATATAGTTAGCTTGTGCTAATACTAACCATCTACCGTGTGAAAAATCTACTTCATGAAGATCACTACAATAGTCAACAGATCCCTCTTCTTTTTTTGGCAACCATTCTTTCTCTACTCTGTTGTGTACTTTTTTTATTATCTTGTTTGCTAATGCAAAAGGTTTTTGCGGTACCCTTTGTGATTGATCTAGCACAGTTCTTTTACCTTCTAGATTTATAAATGTACTAACGTGTGCACCATTCCATCTGTATATGGCCTGGTCATCATCACCCGATATGTATGAGTCTTGACACTTTTCTTCTATCTTCTTAACTAATCTCCATTGTACTAAACTTAAATCTTGTGCTTCATCCACAAACATAACTCTAAGTTTTGGTGCTTCGCCACTTGCTATAAATTTTTCTAACATATCTGGAAAATCAATTAGTCCATGTTGCTCTTTGTATCTCTCTAGTTCTTCAACTATAATTTCTAGTTTACCTAATTGTATTTTTGAGTTGTTGTTTAAATGATAAAATTTTATTGGGTCCATTTCTTTTGATCGTGCTAAGTTTATTAACTGTATGTATGGATCTGGAGAATAGAATATACCCTCATAGTCTTCATCTTGTCTTGCACCTTCTAATTCTATTTGCATCTTCTCCGATAATTCTTTGTAGTGCTTTGGTTGCATTACTTGGTTTTTATTTATACCAAGTTGATTAAAACAAAATGAATGAAGGGTTTGAAAGTATGGTACATCGTTGTAAGATAGTTTAAATTTATCTACTGCTCTTTGTTTACCTTCTTGTGCAGCGTTCTTACTAAATGTAAAATAACCAATCTTATCTGGTGGTGTATTAGTTAGAAACTTTTCTATGTGTCCTAGCAAAGTGTGCGTTTTACCTGTACCCGGTGGTCCATAAATTATATGTCTCATTAGTAATTTCCTTTCCATTGCATTTTAGACCAAGCCTCGTTCCATGATCTTTCTATAAACATAGAAGTTTTTATATTATCTTCTGATGCGTTCCAACCTTCTCTACTCAAATTATGATCACAAACATCATAATAGTATTTTTGATCTTTTCTTTTTTTAATCCAATCATTTCTACAATCATTCCAGGATTGATTTAAACCTATGCCTTCATAAACACCTTCGGGACAACCAGAAAAACTACAAAGACTAGAGTTTTTTTCTTCTTGATTGTTTATTTTTTCTTCGTCTAACATTGTAAATGCGTAAACAAAAATATTTTCTCCAGCATGACCCTCAACATTATTTCTTAATTTTAAATTATTTCCCATTATAAATAAAACACCTTTTTTAAGTATTCCTGATTTGTAAACCTTATCTCTAAAAGATTTGTAACTATCACTATAGAATTCAGCTTGACTTCTAATTGGTTTTATTTCTATAAAATATCTATCTGCAGAAATACTAGTCCCACAATGATGTGGTTCTACCTCAGAAAAAAGTTCAAAATCTGGTTGGTATCCATAAACATCTTTAACTTCTGGTTCATATTCTATATTCCATCCAATTTTTTTCATAAAAATATAGTGTCTACATTCTAATTTACTTCTAAATTCTATTCCTTGATATGTTATTGGTATTGCTTGCATGTTTTTTCCTATGTTATTAAATGAAGATAGATCCACAAAGCAGTAAACATTGTTATTGCTGCTAAATCCATGGCTGCTATCAATAATTCTCCTTTTTAAATGTTTTTGGTTTGTATGTTTCTATTTTTTTATCAAATCTAGCTACAACAAATACAGACAGTTTTGTTTTACCTACACGTTTAGTTGTACAATTTAGATCATCTTTTAACATCTGCGATGTTCTTTGATATGGAACTCTCCAATGTTTTCTTGATAAATAATTATTAAAGAAGTTATCAAATACAAAGTGATGAAAGCCATCTTTAGTATAAGTACCACCATTACGTAAGTCTTCATAATCGTCTTTCTGTATTCTGTTTACGCAATAATCTTCCAAATAATTATTTAATATATCTTTTGTACTTGTACCTTCTGCAGGTTCCGTGATTTCTGCATTAGTTAATAATGCAGTTGTAACTTTTTTCCAATCACCAACTTTTACTGTTGGTGGATTTATTCTTAATTGTTTAATACATTCTTCTTGAAATAAAACTTGATTAGCTAAATGTTTTGCTGAATCTAAATACAATCTATTTCCATCTACATTCATGTAATAGTAAGGCTCTTCCAGGTTAACTACTTGTAAATCTGTTAGACTTGGAAACACTGGTTCTTGACCTATACCAAATTTTCTTTTTTTACATAATTTTTTATCACACAAACTACACATAGGTTGGTCATTACATTTATAACCCCACTCTTTTTTATCGTGTTGTTTTGTAATTATATTTACTTCTGTGTCTGACAATGGTTGTTCCATTGCAGTTTCATTAAATACTATTACTTTTGATTTCCAATTGTCAGGCCATTTTTGTTTTGCATACACACCATAATGAAATAGTGCATTGTTTCTACCACCTTCCCCAATTTTATTTTCTGCCATTAGTTCAATACATGGTGGTCCATCAGAGTATGGAGTCTCCGGTCTTTTAACTTCTATTGTTTTGATGTCTTGTTGTTTATATCTTTCGTAGAGTTCAAAAAAAACATCTATACTAGCAGCTTCGCCATCCTCCATAAAGGCGTATCTTGTTGTTTGACCACAATTAAAATATGGTAAATTTAAAAAGTTTCCTGTATCATCTTTTGATTTTAATTCTCTTTGTTTAGGAAATACTTCTGATCCACCATAACCTAATACAGATCTAATCTCATTTAATTTATCTTGCATCAAACCTGCTGATACATAATTTTCTGTAAATAAAAATACGTGAGCACCACCAGACTTTGATCTACATACTACTAGTGGTAATTGAAATTGTTTTATCTTGTTAATTAATTTCTTGTGATCAAATTCTGCGTAAGAGTCAATGTCTATACATCCCCACTTACATTTGTTATCATCATCAATTGGTATAATACCTAAACTGTCAGCACCGTCTAAATGTTTTTGCCACAACTCATCTGTGACTGGTTCTCGTTTAACAAACGATTTACCTTTAATCTTGTTGCCGTCACCGTTTGATTCACCAACTAAAGTGACACCATGTGCACGGTCTAATCCATAAAATATATTTTTAAATCTTTCTATCATACAAAATAAAAGCGGGCGTCTTCACGCTAGCTTAGACGCCCACTACCTAGGATACTGGTTAGTAGTTAGAAGATCCTTTTGTAGTTTCTTCTGTACCGTGTTTAGCTTGTACTTCACCTTTACCTACTGATTCCGCAAAAGATTTAGCCATATCATATATAGCTTTATCTGTTACAGGACCAACTTTAGCTACATCCCAACCAAACCATGTTCCTTTGTCATTAGACATCTGAACGGTTGATAGTTTATAAATGTGGCTATAAGTAGGCGGTGTGAATAAACCGTTTTTACCTTGCATCTTGATACCCATCATCATTGAGTTCCATTTTCTACTAACTTTAAGTTGAGTAGACTTCATAGAAATCAAAGCTGTTTGTGGGTTTTCTCCAAGAGTCAATACAAAATGACTAGCAGTATTATCAAGATAATTACCATTTGGTAATCTGTCTTTGTAATCCTTACCTCTAGTCGTCTGACTTACAATATCACTATCTGCATCGTGCATTGCAACAGGTGCACCTGTACTGGTACCTCTGTCTTGCCATTCAATGTACTGTCTTTTGTAATGAGCCGGTACAACTTGTATAGTGTCGTACAGTTCATTAGTTACAGTATTTATTATTTTGCCAGGTTCTGCACCCTCGACATATTTACCATCACGCTTGTTTACTTCTGGTGATAGTTGGCCCAAAATTTTTAAGAAAGGCAACGCAAGATCTTCTTGCGATATATTTTGAGCGCCTTGTGCTGCATCAGCTTCCATATCAAATGTTGCTAATGCGCCTTCTTTTTTTTCTGCTACTTGGTTCATGTTTATTTGTTCCTTTTTATTGTTGTCTTATTCTCTGAGAATACCCCAAAGATTTCCGTTGGCATTTCTTTACCTGCCTCAATACGCTCACGGACTAGCGCTTTCAGAGTCATGGGTTCAACCTTCATCTTTTGTGTCGGTTGAAACCCTTGACCCTTCGCAAGTTCAGCATATGTTGCTGCCTTGTTATCCTCGTTACGACCAAATGATACCAAGATCTCGTTCTTAATAATATCACCTAATCCATTGTCCCGAAGCCAGTTAAACGCCGTCTCTTTATTTGCTTCTGTAATAGTAGCACGATACGTCGTTGAAACTTTAAGATGCGATCCATCTTGTAGTTTTAATTCTGCTAAACCCATCTCGGACATCATAGTCGGTATAACCTCCCCTGATATACGTTGGTATTCTTTTTTTAAATCTTTTATATTGTTCTCACTTGTCTCTATTCTTTTATGTAACCCCTCTAACATTTCTACTTGATCTGCAAGAGACTGAATGTTTTCAGTTTTCTTCATCGCGTCTTGTTGGTCTTGTTCAAAATTAATTGTCATCTATTTCTCCTTTCTCGTATAGATTAATTTCAATAGGATAATATTTTCTTTCTTGTTTATCCCACTTCAATACATTGTATTTTCCGTTTGTAATATCAGATACAATAGAACACGCAACACCAATGATTGCAGGATCCCCTGTTAATAATAAATAATCATCTGGTGTATAATCTTTTAAACCTTTTCTTAATTTATAAATTAATGGACCAGGAGAAAATATCATTTGAGAAAACTCTGGTAATAAAAAATTAAAATCATTGGTTGTAGAATAAGCAGCTGCACCCATAATATTTATTTTAGGAGTACCTGCTTTACTACCTGGTATTTCTTGTATTACGTAAACTTTTCTTTCTGACATTGACAAACAATATAAACATGTTTATATTAATGTCAACTAGAAAGAAGAAAATAAATTATGGATTATAAATTTAAAACTAAACCCTATGCACATCAATTAACTGCATTGGAAAAATCTTGGAACAAAGAAAACTACGCCTACTTTATGGAGATGGGTACAGGTAAAACAAAAGTATTAATAGATAATGTTGCTATGTTATATGACAAAGGCAAGATAGATGGTGCTTTAATTATTGCTCCTAAAGGTGTTGTTAAAACTTGGTACGAACAAGAACTTCCTATACATTTACCAGACCATATAGAAAATGTGTCTGTATTATGGCAACCTAATATTACAAAAACACAACAAGAAAAATTAGATACACTATTTGAAATAGATAGCGCACTACATATTTTAGTTATGAATGTTGAAGCATTATCTACAGAAAAAGGTGTTAAGTTTGCAACTAAATTTATTAACTCTCATAAAGCTATGATGGCTATTGATGAGTCTACTACAATTAAAACACCTACAGCTAGACGTACTAAAAATATTATTAAGATAGGTATCAATGCTAAGTACAAAAGAATTATGACAGGTTCTCCTATTACAAAAAATCCGCTTGATTTGTATACACAGTGCGAGTTCCTTGATCCGTGGTTATTGGATTTTAGTTCTTACTACGCGTTCCGTAACCGTTATGCTGAAATGAAAACAATGCATGTACACGGACGTTCTATTCAAGTGGTAGATAAGTTCCAAAATCTAGGAGAGTTATCAGATACTGTAAAACAATTTTCTTACAGAGTATTAAAAGAAGATTGTTTGGACCTACCTCCTAAAAACTTTATTAAAAGACATATAACCTTGACCCCTGATCAAAAGAAAGTTTATGAGCAAATGAAGAAAGCAGCAATAGCTGTGCTTAATGGTAAGGTTACAACTACTATGACTGTGCTAACACAGCTTATGAGACTACATCAAATTACATGTGGTTATGTAACCGCTGATGATGGAACCACACAACAAGTTGAGAGCAATAGACTTAATGAATTAATGTCTATTCTTGAAGAAACAGAAGGTAAAGTTATTATATGGGCCAACTATCAATTAAGTGTGGGTGAGATTATACAGAGATTAATTAAAGTATATGGCAAAGATTCGTATGTTCATTACTATGGTTTAACACCACAAGAAGATAGACAAGACTTTATTCGTAAGTTTCAAAACGATCCTAAATGTAGATTTATTATAGGCACACCTCAAACAGGTGGTTATGGTATTACACTTACTCAAGCTAATACTGTTATTTATTATTCTAATGGTTATGATCTAGAAAAGAGACTGCAATCAGAAGACAGAGCACACAGAATAGGACAAAAGAAAACAGTGACCTATATTGATCTGATTTGCGAGGACACTGTCGACGAGAAGATTGTGAAGGCTTTAAGAAATAAAATAAATATTGCATCTGAAGTTATGGGTGAAGAATTAAGAGATTGGATCTAAACTAGGTCTACTGCTTTTCCAATAATAGGTTTGTATTTAGTTTTCTTTTCTTCTCTATAAGCATGCATGTATTGATGTCTAGGATTGAAGGGTATATAACTTGCGTGGATCCATCCACTATTGGGTTGTCCGGGTGTGTAGTACTCGAGAATCAATTGATCCGTCTCTAAATTTTGTTTTACCCAATCAGCAACTTCAGCATTGTCAACTCCCATACACTCGAAGTCAACCGCCTCAGCTTTTGAATGTTGGCTGGTCAAACTCGATCCTATGGCTACACACAACTCAGGTGAACGATAGCCGCTGGTGACCTTGACTCTACCAAACTGGTCCCGTACTGGCTGTAAAATATTTTCACACAATGCTTTTAATTTATCTATTTGATCTGCATTAGGTTCATTATCTATACCTTTACGTATTGCTGTGTCTGATTTGGTTAATTCCTGGAGAGAAAAATTTCTAGAAAGTTGCATTTTATTTCATTAAGTTCATGAGTAAAGCTAAAACAAGTGATCCCATTCCTGCAATAATCATATATTCTATTCTTTTAATACGTTCTTTCATTTCTTTTATTTGCTCAAAAGTTTGTTTCTGCATAATTCGACAAAGCTTTTCATGCTCATCTATTTTCTGTAATGCAGATCTTTTAGTCATTATTTTGTAACCCCCGCTACAAAAGAAACCCGATAGGATAAACCTATCACACCGCCCAAACTTTTAATTTTGTTTATCATCATGTTCGTCTCGCAATAACTTGTTCTGAAGGAGATAATAATGCACTCTCTGTTCTTGTCAACCCTGTTTGAGGATTGACATTTTGTGCTGTTTTTATTGTAGGTTGAGGTGTGTTTGGTAATGGTGCTGCTTGTGGTTTACTTGTAAATCCAGGTGCTCCAGGTAGTGTCATATCTTTTAACATACTTGGTATTTGTTTTATTTTTTGTTGAATGAAACCTTCTTCTTTTAATGGTTGACCATTGTCATCATATATTAATCTACCTTCTTTATCTGTTTGATAAGTTTCATTATCAGGGTTGTAGCCACCTTCTCTTTGTCCTGTTTCTTCATTAAATGTTTTAGGAAAAAATTTAATTCCATTATATTTTCCTATAACTTTATCTAATTCTCTTTGTGGAAATAAAAAATTTCTATTTGCTCTATATCTAAACTCTTCATTATCTTTACTTAAATTTCTCATTTGATCTTTTACTGTTCTAACTTTACTTTCAAATCTAGGTTTAGAATAATTAACTGGAGTAAATCTTCCAGCTAATAAATTATTAATAATTTTTCTTGATGTACCTGATCTTTTCATAATTTCAAATATTTTAGATTTTTTTAAATCTAATAATTCCAAGTCTTTAATTCTAATATACATATCTTTTTGTATTCTATAGGCTTCTTTTTGCATTTCATTAAATGTGTTGATCATGTCTGTTGGTGTTTTGTTAGCAAAATCTTTTACGTCATAAAAACCTTCTGTTTCATCAACAGCTCTTAACAATCTATTCATTGTAGATGTAAAATATCTAAGATCTTTTTTAACATCAATTCTAATGATCCGTGTTCCAGTAAACAATGCTAGTAATTCATCAGACAAGTTAACTGGTTTACCGCCTTTAGTTAAATCTTTGGATAACGCATCACCTATTTTCTGACCACTTGTTATTATACCAGGCTTAACACCATCTAATACATAAGTTAATGATTTAATAAATTTATCTCCAAGATCATCTGATTGTGTATACACAGATCCTCCACCATCTTTTCTACCATTTCTAGTAGTAACATCTATAAATCTATCGAAACCTAAAGGTTCAGATATAAATGGTTCTAAAAATTTCATCACAGGACCTTCGTCTCCAAACATTAAATTCATAACAAATTGTTCTGTTTCTTGTGGGTTTAAATTTTGTTTTTGTGCTTGTGCAAGTGCAGCATCTAATGGTTGATATAAACTATCATAAGGACTAAAATATGAAAAATTAATTGCAGCACTTTCGCCATTTTTCCAACCTTTAACAGCCAACAAGTTGGATGTTGCATCCCAAGAGGCAGCTGATGATCTTTTGTACGCGTTCCACTGTGAATCTGTTGAGTTAGTTAAGAACTGTGAAAGTTCTGTAAACCCTTTTCCAACTGCATAACTAGTCATGAAAGCACCTGTTAATCTTCTTATACCCATCTGCTGTATTGCTCTGTTAGGGTGTGCAGCTTCTTTTAGACCTGTGCTAATAATATTAGCACCTGTTCTAAGTATCTCTGCTGGAAAAGATATAAAGTTTCCAAGAGGAAGCTTTCTTAATTCTTGAATAACAGGAGGTACTTTACTATATGTTGGGTAAGTATTTCTTAAAAGATAAGCAGAACCTTCTTCTATTGCATCGTCAAATGTTTTTTTAACCCCTGTGATTTGATTAATAGGCTCAAACTCTTTACCCATATATCTAAACCATTCTTTAACTTCATCTAAATTTTTTAAAGCCATTGACAGTTGTGACTTACCATATTCAAAACCATAACCTTTCCACAAGTTATCTCCACCTGCGTACAATCTTGCAACTTTATCTGTAGGTGCCATCTTCATTAGTTTGTCAAACAAAGCATCTGTAGTATTTATAGAACCCTCTTTTATTTGACTTAAAACTGACTTCATTTCTGATGCTACAACGTTCTCATCCCACACGCCTAGTCTAACTAATTTTTCAACATAGTTATTAAACTCTACTTCATCAATTTTATTACCACCTGCTTTAAATATATCTCTTGCAACAATTCTCATTGCATCTGTAACACTTGCTTTACTACCAACGTGACCATTCATTAGTGCAAAGAAAGAAGCTGATGTAACATTTCTAACTTGTGTTTGTGGTGAGTATAATGTTTTACCAATCTGTACACCAACCTTAGCTTGCAATGCGTGACGATAAAAAGCCATTTGTACTAATTTATCTAATGTGCCTCCCATACCTGCAAACCCTTCTACGTATTCCGGTGATGCCCATTTGTTTAACAATTGTGATTTCATTATACCTAATCTTGGAACACTTTTGATTTGTTGTGCACCAATAAAACCTGCATTAACTGCATCCTCTACACTATTAAACAACCAACCATTTTTTAAACCAGACTGTGCTATATAATCTGCAGCTTTTTTATTAGCCATAGATGAAATAGCTTCTGATGTAGTATAAGCAACAGATGCTTTTAAATTTCTTTCAGGTCCTAATAAATTTTTAATTTCGTTTGGTAATTCTTCTCCTGTTTTTAAAAATTTAAATTTATCATTTTGTAATATACGAGTTCCTATTTCTTTTAATTGTTTTAGTGGTGCCTTACCTTCTGCTTTACCTGTTCTTAGTATATCTTCTGCATGCATTTTAGCAGATTCAACATAAGCTTGTTCTGGTTTTAATTTTGGAAAAGTATTTCTAGCAGACTCTCTTAAATTTATATTTTTTTTAATTACATTATTAACTAAATAGTCAATTGCTTTATTTAACACTTGTTCGTCTGGAACATACTCTGGGTTTCTAAATGTTTGAAACGATCTAACTAAATACTTACCAATGTTATTTATTTCAACTGTTGCTAAATCTTTTGCTAACTCATCCGCTTCTCTACCTTTAGGTAATACTTTTTTAAACTCTCCAACAATGCTTTTAATATCTTTAGATAGATCCTTAGATAGTGCTTGTAGTTCTTGTGGTAGATCATTTAAACTTCTTTGTCCTTTTAAAAATTCATCAACTTGATCCAAAAAATATTTTTGCATAGGCTGTGAAGTAGTTGCCTTGTTGTAATCGTTTTCAAATTTTTTAGCTAAATTATATGCAGTTTTTTCTAAACCTTCATATGTTCTATCTATTTTTCTAGCCCTACCTTTTATGTATAAAGATACTTGTTCACTAACACCTTCTATATCTTTTGGTTGTTTACCATATGATCTAAACCAAGATAAAAAGTTATCTATTCTTTTAATATTTCTATTTACTTTGTTAGGTGATGTAACCGATTGTAATCTCCATTTTTCAAAAGGAGGTAATTGTCTTACAATTTTACCAGACATACCTGATACCAACATAGGAGCTACCAATTTACTTACTGTAAATTTACTTGCTTTTTGTAAACCGTCTGTAACTTCTCTTGTTAATGGAGCAACAACTCTATTACCTAATAATAATTGCACTGGTTTAATTACAGTAGCATTAACTCCTTTTGCACCTAATTGTGCTGCACCTACACCAAATTTATTAACAAGTAATGGGGCTATCCCATACTTATAACCAAGTTGTGTAAATTTTCCAACCAATGGAAAACCACCTCCAACTAACGTTCCTTCTGCACCATATTTAATTCTGTTTCTAAGCTCTGCTCCTGCTTTTTTTCTACCTGTTAAACCTTTAGTATCTTCTGGTTCTACAAAAAAAGATTCTCTTCCAGGATCAGATGCTAAAAAATCTGTAACACCAACAATCGTTGCACCTTCCGTTGCTCTTGATGCAATTTGACTTACTTTTCTAAGCTTACCACCCTTAACAGCATCTGCTGCTTTTTTCATTTTAACAACTGCTGGTATTCTTCCAGTAACTTTTGCAATTAAAGTTCCAGGTGTACCAAATTGTGTAAGTAAAGATGTAAGCTCTCCTCTCCATGTTTCAGGACGAGTAGGTTGATTCTTCTCCATCATGTTTTCAAACTTAGTTAAAAAATCTGTATTAGCTGCAAGATCAGTTCCTGCAAACAATAAAGAACCTAAACTATTTTGTAAATCATAAATCCCTGAACTAATACCTTTTGCTATCTCATCAAGACCAGTTGTATAATCTCTTTCTTGAGTAATCTCTCTATTATTTATTTTAAATGTAGGAGCTTTTGCATCTTCTAGTTTCTGTGCTTGTTGTTTAGGATCTTCTATTCCTACAATTTTATTTGCTAATCTTTTAGTTGGCTCTAACGTATAATATAAATCTAAAATACTTTTAGGGTCAGGCATAGCCAACCACTTCACAGGTTTTTTAGGTTTTGTTTGTGAAGATAGTTCGCTTTGTATTTTAAGTTTAATTTGATCTAAATCTAAAGGTTGAGATTTTTTTATATCAACTTCTACTGCTTCTTCTTTATTAGGATCTTTGAGAAATCGTTCGTAGGCAGTATCAGCCATGTTACGCCTCCGATGGTAATACTAAATTAACGCTGTACTTTTTGTTAAACTGAGTTACATCTTGTTGTGATGAAATCATAGCAAAGTCTTCTAATGCTTCTGCACTGTTTGACATTAACTCAACTATATCATCTGTAATCTCATTTGGTAATCTTGCTCTTAATTGATCATAGCTAATTAAATTATTTTTACCATTATCCATTGATCCTTGGTCCATGGTCATTGTTTCTTGAGGCATCATTGGTTGTTGTTGAGGCATCATCATTGGGTCTTGGGCCATATCTACTCCACCACCCATTTGATACTCCGCTCTACCTCCACTTGAAAATAAACCAAGTAACTCTTTTATTTTTTTTATAGCAGCTGAATATAATTCATTACTTCCTTCTTTATACATACCCGGATTATCATCCATTAATTTTTCAGTTATTGTTGAAAATATAGTTTGACCCTCACTTGAATTAGTAAAAATTTTTATTGCACCTTCTGTTACTGGATTACTTTTAGTAAAATTATTTTTTTTAGTTTGTAACACTTCTAATCTTACTATATCTTTTTTATTTACTTCTTGTCCTGTATCTTTTGCTTCTTTAATTTTATTTTGTATTTCATATATTTCAGGAATAATCATTTCTAATTCATTAGCTATTGCTAAATCTCTATACTCTTTAGCTCCACCTTCATTACCTGCTGCTTCTGCTGCAATATCCATGTTTCCTTGTAAAAGTGTTTTAAATAAATCTGCTTCTGCTGCTTTTTTACTTATTCTTTGTGAATCAATATCTTTAAATAATTGTTCTGTTGGTCCTTTTGCTGCTTGTGCTCCTGTAGCTAATAGACCAGTAAATCCTTTTCCTGTTGGCGGTCTTGACATTAAATCTAAACCTGTAGACATTAAAAATCTATTAAAAGCTTCTCCTTTAGGTCTTTCCATATAAGGTTGATATGCTGCAAGTACTTCAGGAGTTAAGGAATTTCTAGTTTGTTTTACTAACTCTGCCATACCCGCATTTTTATAACCTTGTCTAGGTTTATCTAATCCTGATGTAATACCGGTTCCTGCAGAACCACCTATTCTAAACATTGGTCTTTTTAAAGTTCTACTCATATTATTTATTTCAATGCGCCGTATATCCCTGCTCCAGTGGCCGCTGCACCTAGTGCAGTTTGTAAGAATGTTGGGTTAGGTATTTGTTGAGACTGTGTTCCTGATCCAGCCATACCGCCCATGATCCCTGTAACAAGGTTACCGTAGTTTTGTAATTGTTCTTGTGGTTGATAAGCAGCCATTCTGTTTGCTTCTCTAGTTGCATCTAGACCCGCTTGTGTTTGCGCTTGATTCAATGCGCCCAATGAACCTAAACGTGAAATATCTGTTCCTTGCAATCCAGGTAATGCAGAAGCTAATCCCATTTGATTTGCAAATTGTTGTTGAGCAGCTTGTTGTGCTTGACCAAAACCTTCTTGCAATAATCCTGCCTGTAGTCGTGCTCTGTTCATATCAGAACCTCTCATGTATTCTGATTGTACAACACCTTCACGTCCACCACCAAAAGCTCCCGATGCTACTGCTTGATCTCTTAAACCTTGTTGTTGTATTTGTGCATTTCTATCAAATTCAGCTAAGGAAGTATCCATCACCTGTTGTTGATATGGTGACATGAACTGTTGAAAAGCTTGTGGTCCAGTTGCACCTTGCGCAGCTGTTAAAAAAGGTTGAAAAGATCCAACACCTTGTTGTGCTAAAGTTTGTGCTTGTTTTTGTAATGCATCTTGACCTGCAACTTGTGGTGCAAGTCCTGATAAATTTTGTTGTCTTGTTGTAAATGCTCTTGCAGCATCTTGTCTTGCTTTAAACCCTGCTGCGGTTTCTCCCGCTTGCTGTGTTAAACTTCCAATACCACCTGATACAACAGGAACTCCTGTAAGGGCTACGGCCTGTTTGGCTAAATCTTTTCCTAAATCTTCTACGAAGGGTGCTGGTCTTGATATTGTGGTCTGTGTTGCCATTATAATACTTCCTCTAGTCTTTGTGATGTTTGAAACATTTTTTTAGCGCCTTCTAATCCTTGCGATTCTTCTGATACTTCACCTCCGGATTCGAGGTTTTTCATCATGTTATACATGACTTCTGCACCTTTGTCTATATCTCCCTCTCCTGCGTTTCTTACAGCATCAGCAGTAAATACAAATTCATTTTTAGATAATCTTGCAGGCACGTCATCTGCTCTTTCCATTCTACCGATAGGCACGAACCCTCCATCAGCTCTGTAATCTTTTTCCATACCATCCATATCTATTAATGGCATAGTCTTCTTGGCCACTGGTTCTGCATCTCCACCTTCAGCCATAAATCTTCTAGCTAATATTCTATTAGGATTATTTCTAATAGCGTCAATATCTATACCTTGAGTTTTGTAATATTCATCTAAATCCATTCCATCGTCTTCTTCTTTTTGACCCATTAAACCTAATAGTGCTGATCCACCAAATATTGATTTGTAAGGGTTGTCTTTTATAAAATTAAATAAACCACCAGTTTTATTTCCCATTCCTCTTGGTTTTACACTACCCATTAACATTTGTTTAAAAGCTAAACCTTTACCGCTACCAAATAAACCTGAAGCTGGTCCAAAACCAGCCATGCCTGCACCAAGTCCTAATAAAGCAGCTTTACCAAATGGAGACTTAGCAACTTTCTTAATTGCACGTGTTGCTTTCTTAACTAATTTTCCTAAAAAATATTGTTGTCTTCCTGTTTCAAGGTCCATGATCCCTCCAGTTGGATCCTCCATCTCATCTTCTTCTAATAAATCTCTGTATTCTTTTTTCATTTTCATCATACCACCGTCCATCATTTCTGCACGTCCACCGTTTGCTAGACCTGTGAAATCAAATATAGAGCCCATGAATCTTGGAGCAAGGCCACCAAAGTTTCTTGTAGGTGTTGTAGTATCATCATCGTCATCATCAGTGTCATCTTTTTTTACAACAATTGGAGGTACGTAGTTATCTCCTCCGCCACCAGTATTATCGGTTGTATTAGATCTATCTAAATAATCTGTATAATCAGTGCTTAAATCATAAGTTTCGCCAGTAGGATCTTTTGGATCAATATTAACTTTTCTTCCACCTTCTAAAATTGCTTTTGCTTGAGGTTCACCTAAATCTTTAAATTTAGGACCTATACCCATTTTAATATCCACTGGACCAATATTAGTAGCATATCCCATAGTTCCAAGATCTTGCATCACTTCAGCATAACGTGTCGGATCGTCTTCTTGTAATTTTTCTAAAAACTTTTCTCTTTCTTTTGCATTTAAATTATAAGCAAAATCACTATTTGTTATAGCCTCAGTAGTTTTTGTTAATAAATTATTTCTTAAATATTGTTCAAATATATTTGGTGTTGTAGAATTGTATTTTGTTTTTTTAGGTTTAGCTATAGGTGTTCCAAATTTACTAGTTTTATCAAAACCTAACTCAGAAAGTTCTTTTTCTTTTTTTTCTTTTTCAATTAGTGCTAATCTTGCTTTTTCAGTTTCTGCTGCAATTCTTTGTCGTTCTTTTTCTGCTGCAATTCTTTGTCGTTCTTTTTCTGCTGCAGCGTTTGCTATACCTTGTCTTAAAGATTCATTATTTCTTATTGCTCTTTCAGCCTCTTCATTTGAAATACTAAATCTTTCAGGAGTAGTTTGCTCGGTCATGTAATCTTGCATAGATTGACCACCATCTCCATTTCTTTGATTACCACCTCTATCTGTTCCTGGAGACATGTCACCTCTTCCTTCTCTAGCATCCCTTTCAGCACCAGCAAAAAAACCAAGTCTTCCATCAGGGTTTGCTACTCCACCCTTAATTAACATCTGTCTAACCTGTTGTGCTCTTGTAATTGCCATTACTCTGACGCTGCTCCTAATGGTGGCATTGCTGCTACTTTAATTTTTAATGACCTTGTAATCTCTTCTCTAATTGTAGGAGTGTTTGAATCTGCAATATCGTTTTCTGCTTCTTGATCCGAGTTATACTCTACATTAGTTCTTGTATTTCTCAATACTACTTCTGTTTCACACTTAACAACTGGTACTTTTTTACCATTTATCTCTGTGTATGCTACTTCTGCTTCTTCTTTAAATGCCATAATTAATCCCTGTTTATTTCTAATATTGCACAAGTGCCTTCGAATATATTAGCACTCGCTGCTTGTAGTTGTAATTTATCATTCTCTTCTAACACAATTGAGCCATCAGCGATAGACTTAGAATCTCCTGAGTTTACAGTATGTTCAGCAAATTGAAAAGCAGTTGTTGCTGAATTATCGTATAAAAAAGCTTTTATTTCTGTGTTTCCACCACCAACATTGGCTGTGTGTATGTTCTGTATTATAGCTCTAGAGTTAGAAGGCACAGTATAAATATCTGTCACATTAGTTGTAGTTAAATCAAAGTTAGCGTTTTTATATATATTTGCCATATCAATTCCCTGATTTAAACCAAGTAAATCTTTCTGTTTCTTGTTTTAATTCATTTAAAAATGTAGAGTTTAATTGTTCAACTATTATAGTAATAGCTCTATTAATTTGTTTTTGATTTGAAAAATCGTATTCTTCTTTTGGTTCTGGTAATCTTACTACTACTTTAGCCATTATCTTCTACCATCCGGTTGTATATCTATTCTTAAAGTTCCAAAACGCCAAGACTCACTAACATCAGTGTTTTCTATTTTAATGTTAACAAATCTTCCTCTGGCCCTAGTATCTTTTTTATCAGTACTAGAGTTAATTGTAAAGGGACTTAAAGACGTAACAGTATCTGATTGTTGAGGATAACGTTTAACTGCTAGTGTTACTTTTGCATTACCTTGTAAATCTTTAAAGTCTGGTACAAATCTTCTCATTGCTAAAAATGTTTCTCCAGCAACACTAGGACCACTTGATTTACCTTGAGCATCTCTTTGTTTTGCTTGTAAATCGAAGTCAAATGATTTTATAAACGAAGTAACAGTAGTTGTACTACCATCAGGATTTACTTGATCTGTTCCTACTTCATGTTCAAATAATGTTGTTTGACCTAAACCTGATTCTCCAACAATTACAGGAAAAGTACCTGTAGCTGAGTCATTAAATTTAGTAGCTGATGGTTTAGGATATACACTAGCATCAATCCAAGATGTTCTAGCTTCAGTTCCAATATACCAAACACCACCTCTCATAGGTTCTCCATAATTAAATACAACATATTGATCATTGTAATCAGAACTAGTTGATGGATAATACCAAACAACTTCTGTAAATAAATTATTTATACCTGCATAAATCTGTTGACCTTTGGTAGTATCGGCTTGATCATAAACATAGTCTTCAACACTACACGGTAAAGATTTAACTGTACCATCGAACATAAAGAAACCATTATTAGACATCCAAAACGCAGCACCATCTATTTCAATCGCTGCATTCTTACCAATCAATCCACAGTTAGTACCCACTTGTTCAAAACCAAATGTAAAAGGTGATCCAATAAATTTCATTGTATATAATGCATTATCTGTCCAAACTAGAATTGTTTCTTTTGCTTTTAAAGAACCTATAATCCGTGTTCCGTCCTGCAGTCTTTGTGATCCAGCTGAATTAATTGCTGTAGGTGTATAATCATTTATATCTTCTTGATCCGAGAACCGGATAAACATATCATCTTGTGTAGAGGTATCTCCAATAGTTGTTTCAGTTCCTAGATGAATTAAGTGACGTGTTGTAGGTGAAACTAGTGTTACTCTGGTTGCAGTTGGATTGGCTGATGTAGAAAAACCAGATGTAGTTGTTGATGCTCTTGTTGTTAATCTCGTAGTAATACCTGCATCCCATGTAAACGTTTTTCCATTTGCAATAGTTGCAACTAATACTTGACCAAAGTTACTTAAAGACCATAACCCTGGTTCAAGAGAAACGTCAGATGCTGAAGCTGCTTCTCCCCATGCACCCCTGCTCCAGGTATCAATACCCCAACCATAACCATAAGATTGTTCTGCCGGACCAACTTGTTCATAAGGTTTAACTTCTAAACTACCACCTGTTGAAACAGTAGCTGTTGCATTAGAACTTTGTGTAATTGTAAATACACTTGAACTTGTAATACTTGTTACTTGAAATAATTTATCTTCAAAGTCAGAGTTTGCATAACCTGTACCATTGGGTAAAGTTACATTATCTAATAATACAATATCTCCTGCACTTAAACCATGAGAAGTTTTTGTAATAGAACAAATAGCTGAAGCATTTGTTGTTGCAATAGTACAAGAGGATAAAGTAGTTTTTAAAGGTGTAATATCATAGAGTTGACCTTCAAAATATATAAGTAAAAATTTATCTGTACCAATTGCAATATATCTATTTCCATCTAAGTCTACGAATGCAAACTGTCTTCTTGCAACACCAACAATAGTATCTGTAACAAGTGATGACCAACCACCAACTTTTTCTGGTAATCCATATCTGAATCTTGTGTTATCACAATCAACCCATCTGTTTTCTGCACCAGATTCAGTATCTTGTTTATCAATTCCTGGTAAGACTTTAAAATCAATTAGAGCCATGATCCATGCTCCTATATTTTATCTTTGTATATCCAGCCTCTAGTTGCATTGACATACACTAAAGTAAATGCAGCACCATTAGTTGAAACAACTAAATCAGAAGCAGCACCTAAAATATTAGAACTGTTTCTACCAATTGTTAAATTGTTTGATGCAAATGCATTACCGCTATCTATAAAATGTACTTCGTTACCTATTGCAGGGGATGCTGGTAAATTAATTGTAACTGCAGTACCAATACCACTTCCTGATGTGTTTACTAATATTTGATCACCATTAACTGTAGTGTAAGTAGCTGAAGGTGTGTAGTATCCTTTAGTTTGTAGTTTACCTGTAATGTTTGTGCCGTCAGAATATAAAACTGTAGTTGACCCAACTGGTAAAGAAAGACCTGTTCCTGAAACTGTTTTAACTGTTAATGTATAATTAGAAGCTGATCTAGCTGTTGCATCTTCTACAATAAATACTCTTTCTGCACCATCAGGCATAGTAACTGTTCTGTTAGCAGTTAGTGTTCCTGTTAATTTATAATATAAATTTTTACCATTTGCTGTTGCATGATTAGCTAAAGATAAAGCAACGTCAGCTCCACCTACTGCAAGTGATAAATAACCACTAGCTGCTTGTTCTAAAATTTGTAAGTTTGTATTAGTAATTGTACCCCAGGTTCCTGATTTTTCACCTGTGGTTATTAGTTCTAGTTTTAAATCTGTTGATGTACTTGATGCCATAATTCTCCTATGCGTCCGGGTCTATCGGTACCCAAACTTGATTTACTCCTGGTGGTATTGGGTTCCATGATATCACACTTACAGGGTTATTTGCAAGGTTAAATTGCTGTCCTGTTACAGGAACTGTTATAGGAAGAGCAATAGTAGTATTACCCACTGTAATATTTAATCTGTTTCCTGTTACAGCTACAGTAAAATCCTGTATGTAAGGACTTGAAAAAGGTGCTGCTGAAAATGAAGTTGATCCAAATAACATTACGGTGTCTGTATCCTTGTCCAAGTTTGTGAGACGCCTGGTACTACACCATCCCACTGTTTAACGTTAATACTAGTTGGAACAGCTATATCTAATCCTGATCCTGTAGGTAAAACTTTAGCTTTTGCTAAAATAGTTACTGTTCCCGTTGATAAATTTTGTCTATTGGTTGTAACAATTACTGTAGCATTAGCTTTGGTTGTAACATTACCTATAGTTAAATCAAGTCTGCTTCCAGTAGTTGATATATTAGCATCTCCAGTGATAGTAACTGTACCACTATCTACATCAACTTTTGTACCATTAGGTAATACAGTTGCTTTACCAATAATAGTTGGGTCTCCTGAATCCAGATTAACTCTTGATCCTGTAACCGGATACCTGAATGCGTAAGTAGGACTACCGGTATCAATATCTAATTCACTTCCAACTAATGCAACAACTGCTTCTGCAACAACAGATACATCTCCAGTATCTGCATTAATTCTTGATCCCGTGACATCGTATTTAAATGCGTAAGTCGGTGTTCCTGTTGCAAAGTTAAATTGACTTCCTGTAGGAACTACATTTGCACCTGCAGTGATTGCTACTGTTCCTGTTCCAAGTTCTGTTGCAACACCTGTTACATCAACTCTTTGGTTGACTCTAATAACAACATTACCGATTGTGAAATTTAATCTGCTACCTGTTACACCAAAATTAGCTGCACCAGATATACCAACTGTACCCGTTGATTCATTTAATCTTGAACCATT